GGCTTTCTAACATATAGATCAATTCAATATGTGCATACAATATTTCTTTGTTCCAAGGTGCTTGTGTAACACCTGCTGAAATAAATCCTACTGGTCTTGTGCCTTCATAAGCGTTAAACCATACGTATTCTGGATGTATATTTCTTGTGCGTATAGTTTCAATAACTGAATCTTCATCAAACTCTGCACCAAGCTCTGGATTATTGTTGGCAGCTTCATTTGCATAATAACGAAATAGATTAATTGTTACGTCTATTTCTTCTGGTCTCATTTTTCTTACTATCATTCTGTGCGTCCCCATAAGAATTCGGAGTTGCCCACAAATCCAGCCTTTTCAAATGCAGTATCATATTTTGCATCTTGGAAAAGCCAGTTACTCCAGTTATTTGTTTTACGCCCTGCTGTGCGTTCAAAGTCTGCAAAGTGACTTGAAACGTCTACTGATATAGTGCAAGTTTCTGCTGTTTCTTGAATGTTGACATTGTATATTTCTCCATCAAACATCAAGATAGGACCTGTTTGTCCTGCTGAGTCTGTGCCAATAATATCAAGTGTGTTTAAATCAAGAAATGCTTTATAAACACAAACCCTTTTGCCTTCTGGTTCATTGCCTATAAACTTGTCAATATAACCACTTGATAATCCGCTTAGTGTGACGCTAAATTTGCCCACACGCACGTCAAAATCTTCTGTGATAGGTGTATACCCCATAAACTGACCTTGCGCACTGTATGTGTTTGTGCCAGCGTCTGGAGCAGTATCAGAATCAAAATCAATATCAATAGCACCACTGCTTAGATACAAAGGATCATCGTTTCCGCTACTATCTTTAAGATGTATTTCTATAAGATCAACTGCAAAATTATGATCTCTATAATATTCATCTCTTAAAGCACTATCATCAGCAAAACTTTTCACTTACCAAGTCTCCCTCATCTTGATGCTCATACTTGTCATACCGCCAATGCCTACATCAAATTTTTGAACATCACTAAGTGCAATAGCAGTAAATGGAACTGCCGTAATAGTTAGGTCTGTTCCTCCGGGAACTGCTTCAACTAAACTGCCTGCAAAATAAAGTGTTGCATTGCCGCTGCCATCACTTGTGCAAGTTGCAACTGCTTGATAAACTTTTGAGTGATTGTCAAATTTAAAATAATCACCTACATATAACACTTCTTTGTTTGCACCACAGTTTGACAAATCAACTTGTTTTACTCCTGCAATAACACTGCCGTTTGTTGCTGGTGTTGTGCTTGGAGGATTTGTTGATTTTGAATATGAAATTTCTGGTAGTGTAATTTCAAAACTAAGTGCAGGACCATATGTTTGTGCCATAAAGCCTAAAACTATACCTGCACTTCTATCAGTTAATGGAGGATATTTTACTTCCCATTCATAAAACTGATGTCCATAACCTGTTCTTCTGCTTTTGCCACTAAACGTAGTTGTAGCAAGAGTAGGAGTGTTAGTTTGAAATTCTACAGCGTTAAAACTTGGTGTTGTTGGAAAACTACTTGCTAAATCAGCCATTAGAATCTACTCCTTTGTCCTCTCTCTAACATAGCGTCAGAGATAACCTGTTGTATTGTGCCTTTGCGTTGGATAAGCAATTCATCCACACTTGCCGCATCAACAGCGTTAATGTTAAATGTAATATCAACTGGTGCTTGACTACCTTCAATTCTATCTATTCTACCACTTGCACCTGGAGTAAAAATTTCCGGTCCTGTTTCACCAACCAAATAACTGTCGCCCATTGACACAGCACCACCTAATTGACGTCCTGTGTATTGTTGACTTCTAATGGTTGCAACATTTGCTAAACCAGCCGCAACAGCAACTGCCGCTCCAATAAATCCAAAGGGTGGCGGATATGTAGCAAGTGCCAAGGTTGCCGCTTGATATGTGTTCATTATGGCTTCTGCAATACGTAGTGCTTTGCTTGCTTCAAATGCTTTTTTGTTATAACGGCCTAATTCTTCAAAAGCACTGCCTGCTTGACCAACTGCCCATTGCCATTTTTCAGCTTCTGATTTCTTTTCAAACTCAATACGATCATTAACTATTTTTTGAATACGTTCTTGTCTGCCTATTTCTTGTAATACACCACTGGTATTTTCATTAGCAATAGCTTTACCAGCTGCCGCTTCTGCTTCATATACGCGACTAATTCTTCTAAGATTAATATCTTGTATTTCTTTATTACGCTGACGAGCACGTTCAACTTCTTGATCTTGTAACTTAAACTTTTCGTGAGCTAAATCTTGCTCCATCTTAATCAATGTTTGATTTAAGATTTTGCGTTCATCTTCAGTAAGTTGAATAGCACCAAGTTCATCCTTTGTTAGCATCCAAGTTATTTGACTAACTTTTCTTTGGTGTTCTACTTGTAAATCATATAATGTATCATATTTAGAAACTTGATCTTGAATAGCTCTTCTAATAGCACCTTTTGCATTATCAAGTGCAGCCTGTTGAAATTGTTTATCGTTTAAGAGATTTTGTTCAAGTTGTTTTTCATATTCATCAGATGTTATACCTAATTCTAACATCGTTTGTAGTTTTGTATGTGCTTCAACTGCTTTATCAACTGAATCTTGATACATATTAGAAAATTCTTTTATTGCACGTCCCTGGTCTTGCAATAAAGTAACATTTCGTTCGTTTGCTTGGACTTCTCTAAGTTTTTCTGCAACTAATGCTTTTTGCGATTCAGTCATTTTATCACTTAATGACTTGTTTATACGTAAAAGTTCAGCTTCTATTTCTCGTTCGTCATTACTAAGTTTAGAAAGACGTATTTGATTGTCTAAATCAGTTAATATTTCTTTATATTTGTCTGTAATACCTTGTAGTTGACCAGGCGTATCTGCAAGAGTGTTGTTTAGATTATCAGTAGCAGTAGTAGCGTCATCTATAGGATCAACAAGATTTTTATCTAATTCACCTTCATCTGGAAATAGTGCATATGCTCCTGCTGCCACTGCTGTAGCACCTGCAAGTGCTGTTATAGCACTGATACCACCTGTAGCAAATGCTTGAGCAACTGCTAATCCTACACCCATAGTTCTAATGGCTTTAGTAAGTCTAACAATACCTGCAATAATACTTGCTATCTTACCTATTGCTAATATACCAACAAATGCACTGGCAAATGTTACTACTACTTTGATGTTTTTTCCTAAAAAGTCAAATGCTGAAGCAGTTTTTGCTAATATTCCAGTAGCATTTTCAACACGTTTAAGAAATGTAGCAAAACTGTTTTGAACACGTTGAACACTTTGACCTAAAGTTAATACAGATTTGCCACCCATATTTCTTAAATCATCTAAACTACGAATAAGAGCATCGGTAAAGTCCTTAGCACCAATCAATCCTTTTTCTTTAAGATCAATAAGTTCAGCAGTAGTCACACCCATATTCTCTGCAACAAGATCCATTACTGGTCCACCTAAGTTTTCCATAATGGTTGTAAATTCATCACCATTTACTTTGCCTTTAGCAAGTATTTGATTGAACTGTGTAATTACGCTGTTAGCTTGTGCTCCACCTACTCCACTGGCATATAAACCTGCTGTAAGTGCTTCTGCAGCCATAGCTGACTGATTAATGTTATAACCAAGTTTGTCTTGGTTACGTGCTAATGATGCAACAAGTGAAGTTTGTTCATTTAAACCTACACCATAACGCTGTGCTGTTTCTAAAGCGGCTCGTTGTGCAAATTCAAATTCTTGTGAGGATTTAGTTGCAACACGAAGCATATTATCTGCTTGTTGCATATTATCAATAAAGCTAAACAAACTGGCACCAGCAAGTGCTCCAACCATTGCACGTAATGCACCAGTTGCTTGATTTGCACTGTTGCCAATTTTTGCAACTGATTTTGAAGCACGGTCACCTGCCGTGTTTACTCTTTTTAACGATCTCTCAACTTGGCGAACACTTCGTAATAAATGGCTGGTATCGCCTCTAAATCGTATTGTTACGTCATTTGCAGCCATTTTATTTCCTCACTTTTGCCCTGTTCATTGCTTTACGTTCTTCTTCTGCTTCTATTTTATAAAATGCGGCCCATCCCATAAATTCAGCAGTTGTCATTTTCATAACATCTTTTATTGTGAGACCTAAATCTTTTGCCAACCTATACATAAACCTTAGATCCAGATCTCCTCTTAGTTTTTTTCGGCAATCTCCACATTAGTATCTTCAGTGACTGCATTCATTTCACCTACTACTCTAATAAGAACACTTGGATCTATTTCGTTCATAAAAACTGGTTTATCCGCTGCCTTAAATAGTTTCTTGCCGTCTTTGTCTCTTGATTTAACAATTAATGTTTCTACAAGAGCTTCAATAGTTTTACCTTTTTGTGCTAATTCAATTAGTTTACTTTCTTCTTGTAGAGTATTTGAATTTTTAAAATAAATTTCAATATCCCATTCAGGAACTTTTACTAATTGCATTTCGCCACTAATTTTGTTTCGAAAATGGGCTGTCATTTTGTCAAGTGCATTACTCATTTATATCTCCTTTTAACACTTCTAAGTGTTGGTTTAATTATGCCCCCGGGTGATTGTTTAGAATAGCCCTCTTCCAATCTGCCAATATATGGCACGTTATTTTCAACAGTAAAGCCTTGGCGTTGCACATCTTTGTTCCAAGCACGTCTTGCTCTACCACTTTTAATTGGTGTAGATCGTTGTGCTTCTTCGTGATAAAGTTCAGCAACAGTGTTAATCTGTTCTTCAACTTCTTTATCTATGAACTGCAATGCGTTAGCAACGCCAAGAACTTCAAGTTTCATCTTAAGATGCCGCGTAAGCCAATGCACCTGAACCCTGGAAGCTGATAGATGCTTCTACCATACCGTCCATACTTGAGTTCACTGTAGAACCAGTAATGATGATATTTCCGCTGAATTTGTTTGATGTATCATCAAGATACAATTCAATAGCATAAGCCGCGTGTCCAACTGCTTCAAGAGTTGGGTTCAAGCCTGCTAATTCACCAGTTGTATCTGCTGTTGGGAATTCACCTGAATCCCAATAAATTTCAGCAGTTCCTGAAAAAGAACTTAGTCCTTTAACATAAGTTCTTGCATCTGTGCCCATAGTAGTTGTTTCAATTGTGTCTGAAGACATTTCAATTGAGAATGAGCGAACGGCGGCTAATGAGGTTAAAGATCCATCTGCATCTGCAACCTTAACAACGCCGTTATTACCTGTAAGAATAGCCATAGTTAGTCTCCTTAGTTAATAGCGTTTTCATCGGACGCTTCTTCAGCGGGCGTCTCAACCGCTTCTTCACTTTCATCCTCTTGGACTTCAGTAAATTCTTTTTTGGGCTTGCGTAACGTGGCTTTTACGGGAGCATCTTGTCTTTCCCAGCCAGCTTGTTCAAGTTTTGAAACAAGACTTTCGTCTGTTACTTCTTTTGTTGTATTGCCCTTGATCATTGTAATCATAGTCATCTCCTTTATGCTGATCCTCTAACAAAATAATAATTGATTTCGTAGTCCATAACAAATTCTGCTAAAGGAGCCAACCTTTCAATAACTTCAACTCGTGTAATCTGTGAATTTTGAACCACACTTTTTGTTTTTTCTCTGTATCTGTCGCTATCAAGTTTTTCTTCAATAGCTTCAATTAAATCATTGCGTTTTTTATCCAGCTCTGTGCCTCTAACAAATCCACGAATTTGATAAGTGATAGTGCCACGACGCACACCTGCTGTATGCATAGTTTCAGTGTCTCTATCTTCTACACCTGTTTGAATTAGTATTGCTGGAAATTGTGTAATAGCCAATTTTTCTACATCAAATGGCTCTCTTGTGACCAACACAGGACGCGGGTCACGTATATCTTTTAGGACTTCTACAATATTGTCGGCTAAATCGTTGCGTATACTCATTTACCTACTACCTTTTAAGGCGTAAGAAGTGAGTTGCTTGTTTTTCTTGATCTGTTACTGTTCCAGAACTGTCAAGGTCATACTCTACGCCGTCTCTTAACACTAAATCTAATTCACGTTCATATTCTTGTCTATAATGTTCCATCTTTCTTTCAAAGACATCAACATCTGGTTCAAAACGTGATAATTTAGGATAGATATGAAACCCTAATGCTTGATAAACGCAAGCACGAGTTAATTGACTGGCTGTGTATAGATCTTCGTCTGGTTCTACATCGCCGCCCGCAACATACTTTACGTCATATAAGCCAATCTGTTGTGTTGGCCACCAACGAATACGTAAATCACGAAACACATCTGCTTGTGCTCGTGTTATATCTTGATCAAAATCGGAAATTCCGTAATTTTCAATGTCTGGTTCGTATAGAACGACATCATCTATGGTTGCGAGAGTTATTGCCATAGGGGTCCTACCTCCTAAAAATTAAATTTATGCGAAGTCCTTCTTCGTCACATTGTATTTAGTGTAATAATAGAAAAAGGGCCTAAAAAGACCCTTTTCCGTTATGCCAAGTTAGTAATATTATACTAACGCTGATGCGTCAGATGCAATACCAACACCGTATTGGTCAAATAGCTCGCTTACGCCATAAGCCATTGAACCTACGATTTCTAAGCTACGTTTAGAAGCGTTACGCTCTGTTTCAATACGCATATCACGCTTAACCATATAGCCAAGTGCGTCTTGTGTCATAACACCACCAACATATGCACCAGCTGAGTCACCAGTGATCACAGTTGATTCAAAGATGTCAACACCAGCAATTCTACCAATGAAACCATCCATAAGTGCAGTATTACCTACATCACTTAGTGAGTGACTCATAGTAGCACCAGCATTTGTTAACTGTGATTTAAGATCATACGCTTGGTATGGGTGTAACACAGCAACGTAGTTACCAGGTGCTTGGTTAGCACGTAGAGTAGCCGCAGCCTTAAAGATGTCATCAACAGTAACAGCCGCTTCTGCTTTGTTGATTTGACTTGAGAAGCCACTGAATAGTGCCGCTAAATCTGTGTCAACTTTCTTAGCCATAGCATCACCAATCTGACGACCAATTGCAGCCGCAACATCATCAGTTGCTGATTCTGCAGCCAAGTCAGTTAGTTCAACCATAACACCAACTTCAGACGCTGTAATAGTTTTAGAAGTTGTGTTGAACGCTGTGTTAGATAGATCAGTTCCATCTGCTACACCAGCCGCATCAATTGCTGGATAGATTGGAACCTGTGCTGTTAAGCCTGGAGTTCCAGACATATTGTAGTTACGAACAACTGGACGAATCACAGTTTGCTCAGAAAGAGTGTATAATGCACTCTGGACGATATTTGCGTATAATTCGCTTAATACGCT